TCTCTATCAAGAGACATACTAAGAGAAGAGTATAATACTATACTACCTAATGTTGCGCGGGAACATGATTTCTGGTCAGATCCTAAAGGCGCTTCACACTTCGAAGAGCAACTCGCCTGGATGATACCGGATGAACTACAGATAGTAGACAAGAATGGCGGGCTTAAAGAAGGGGATGGTCTCCTATTCAAGCTGGCTGGTTCAAAAGTAATAAACCACTGTGGTGTCTACATAGGCAACGGGCTTATAGCACACCACTTAGAGAGAAAGTTATCAAGGCGTGAGCCAGTATCAAACTGGTTTAAAAACATATTCATTGTAGTTAGACCAACAAAGGTGGGCAAATAATGGAACTTGCACTTAGAAATGTATATCTTGGCGGAGACCTTGGAGAGAAGTTTGGTAAAGTACACAAGCTTGCAGTAGCTTCAGTTGGTGAAGTAATAAGAGCTATGGAGTGCAACTTTCCAGGATTCAAACGCCACATCAAAAGAAACGGCGAATACCAGGTATGTAGAGGACCAATAAGAGTAGAGAAGGAAGAAGACCTGGCTGTGTCAGAACAACTTGATGAAGACACTATTAAACTAAACTTCGCTAATGGCGACTTCCACATAACACCAGTGCTACAAGGTGCAGGCAACAAAGGCTGGTTCCAAATAGTCCTTGGAGCGGTTCTTATAGTAGTAGGAGCCGTATTAGCCTACACAGGTGTAGGTGGTCCACTTGGTGGATACTTAATCAACATTGGTATTGGTCTTATGCTAACAGGTGTAGCTACACTACTAACACCAGCGCCCGACAAGCCTGGCGGTGAGAGTGATAGACCAGAAGAGAATAAGTCGTTCCTCTTCAACGGCGCGGTTAATACAATGGCACAAGGTGGGGCAATACCATTAGTATACGGTAGGTTCAAGAAAGGCTCTACAGTCTTATCAGCATCACTACAAGCAGAGGATATATAATGGATAAATACATTGATATAAAAGGTTCCGGCGGCAGTAATGACGAGCCCGATCCACCAAGAGTGGCAGTAGAAGATCCTAATAATCTACATAGTAAAAATACTCTTAGGTTTATAGACATGGTATCAGAGGGAGAGATCTTTGGTTTAGTAGAGGGCGATCCCAGTAGTGGTCAAGGTAAGAAGAGTATATATCTGAATGAGGTACCATTAAGGAACTCAGCAGGCGAAGATAACTATGGTGGTGTAACAGCAATACAGAGAGTTGGCACCACAGCACAATCAGTCGTACCTGGCTTCAGCACAGTAGAAAGTGAGATAGGTGTTAGTGCTGAGGTAACTTATGGTAATCCAATACCAGCGGCAATATCATCAACTGATATAGACGATATTAGGTTCACCTTTACTCTACCACAGATGTCTGATACAGATGTAACTACTGGTGATATGAAAGGTACCACTATACAACTGCTCATAGAAGCCAGTATCAATGGTGGAGCCTATGCTGGTATATATCCTACTATTACTAAGACAGGTAAATGCACAGCACCTTATCAGTTCTCAGTGAGAGCGACTATACCTTGGGGCGCCGGCGCAAGAACATCCTGCGACATAAGAGTGTCCAGACTAACAGCAGACGCAGACACTGCTTATCTATCAAATATAACAAGGTGGGAATCTTATACAGAGATCATTAATGAGAAACTAATCTATCCTGACACAGCTTACATTGCCTACTATGTTGACGCAGAATACTTTGGTAGAAGTGCTCCTTCTCGTATATATGATCTTAAGGGTATTCTATTACAGATACCAAATAACTACGATCCAACTACAGTTGATGCTGATTTTACTACATCTTATTCTGGATCCTGGGATGGTACATTCCAGACAGCTTACTCAAACAATCCTGCCTGGGTGTATTACGACCTACTGACAAATGTCAGGTATGGGCTTGGTATTGACCCACAGTATGTTGACAAGTGGGCTCTTTATACTGCAGCCTACTACTGCGATGGTGAAGTGGATGATGGTTTTGGTGGAAGCGAGAGACGATTCACTTTCAATGGTGTGATTGAGAACAGAGCAGAAGCCTATCACGTCTTGAATATGGTCTCTTCTGTCTTCAGATCCATGCCGTGGTGGGGAACTGGCTTAGCAACAGTATCGCCAGATATGCCCATAGACGCGACAAGATTGGTTACAGCAGCTAATGTAATCGGAGGCAACTTCGAATACCAAGGCACAGGTTTAGCCGCAAGACATACAGCAGCTTTTGTCACATGGAATGATCCAGATGATTTCTGCCAACCAAGGGTTGAGGTGGTACAGGACGCAGCTGGTATAGTACGCTACGGCTACAATATAGTAGAAGTAGTAGCATATGGTTGTACATCAAGAGGGCAAGCCAATAGATTTGGTAAGTGGATGCTCTACACTGACATCAATCAGACAGAGATAGTAACCTACAGAGCTGGCTTTGACCATGCTGACTGTGTACCAGGTGAAGTGGTAAAGATACTTGATCCTGACTATGCACAGATAAGATATGGTGGTAGAGTGGTGTCAGCAGTAAATAACGTACCAGCTGAGATCACACTGGATGCTGAAGTTGATATAGACGCTGGTGAAGTTTATACACTATGGACTACTACCAGTTCAGGCACACTACAAAGCAACGCGGTAGATGAGGGAATAGGCGGACTCACTGATGAGATCATTCTTGAGGGCATCGAGACATTTGATGAGCTGCCAGACACTGAATCAGTGTGGATGCTTACAGCGGTAGACTACTTAGAGCCAAGGCACTTCAGGGTTCTATCAGTCATTGAGAAAGAGCCACACACTTACGAAGTCAACGGAGTCTTTCATGATCCTAACAAGTTTGCTATAGTAGAGCAAGGATTATCATTTGATCCAGCACCATTCACAAGAATACCATCTGGGAAGTTAACTCCACCAACAGCACTTGCTGCTGAAGAGTTTACCTATAACGATGGTGCTTCTAATCAGCAGTTTGGTGTGCTATTATCATGGACGCCATCTGCTGATCCAAGAACATATTTCTACCAAACACAACTTAGAAACAATCTCTATGGTGAGGTATGGCATGCTCAAGGTGGCAATGTAGGGAATGGTGAGACTGGTGATAATGCATTAGATATGAGACCAGTAGTATCTGGTTCATATGATTTCAGAGTGCGCGCAGTAAGTCCAGTGGATTCATCTGAATGGTTGACACTATCGGACTTTGCGGTATACGGTGATCCAGATCCACTACCAAATGTAACAGGCTTAGTGGTAGTTAATGGTGATGATGACGATACTTGGAATGGTCCTGACTGTGAGATAACATGGGATACTGTCTCAGGCACTATCTATCGCTGGAAGGATTATGTCATAGAAGTATATACTATAGGAGATAGCTTACTCAGAACGCATCAAACTACTGAAGAGAGATTCACTTATACCTATGACTGGAACGCTGCGGATAATGGCGGAACAGCTCTAAGAAATATAAAGTTTAAGGTATACTCGAGAGACACCTATGATAAGTTAAGCTTAGCACCGGCTGTGCTAATAGCAGACAATCCAGCACCGACTTTAGTAAGCGACACACCAACGCTAAATCCGTTGTATTATGGTCTACAAGCAGATTGGGATACAGTTGTTGATAATGACATGTCCCACTATAAGATTTATGCCGATATATTTAGTCCACCTACCACAGAGGTGGCAGAGGTAGCACATCCAACATCGTATTTTAACATACCAGACCTTACAGCTTCAACTACATACTTTGTTAAAGTTGTGCCTTGGGATTTATTTGGTGAGGGTACAGCGTCGCAGATAGCAAGTAATGAACCAGTAGCAGTAGCGTTTGATGATATCACAGGTGAGCTACAACAAAGATTGATCTATACGGACAGTCTGGCAACTGGGTCAGGCACCATGGAAGAGATGTACGACGGTGTTAAGACTTCTGGCGGTGTAGCCTACACATCTGGCGATTGGGTGAAGGCAACCTTCCCGATCGGTCAGCTACAAAACGGAGTATCAGTTTGGGCAAGTAATACCATCCAATGTTATTTCTCCTCATCTATTGATGGTTCAACATGGACCTTCTATAAGGCTGAGGGAGATAACACCTTAGACGCTGCTGGTAGATTGATAACAGCGAGCAACGAGGCAGACGCTATCACAAACTACTGGTC